AGCGCCCCAAGAACAGCGGTCCCGGCAGCAGCAGCACCGATCGCCAGCCCGGCCATTTCTTTCTGAAATCCCTTCAGTTCCCGCTGCATCCCTTTCAGCGGACCCGATAACTGGTCAACGGCAGTGATAATGGCCTTTAACTGGAAACTGTCAGCCATGCTTCATTTCCTCATTGATACGGACAGCCTCCAACTCCAGCTCCAGAAAATCGGATATCGCCGCCCGCCGGAGCTCCAGGGGGTTTATTCGCCAGAAGTATGCGGTGTTGTAGACCCGCTTTCTGAGTCCTCCTCCGTCTCCGACCGGGTAAAAAAATTGAGGATCAACATACAGGCTTTGAAAATATCCAGTTTTGCCAGTTGCGCTGCCGAGGAGCGTGGAATACCTGCCAGCACAGGGATATATTTCAGCGCAACCGAACTGTCCAGCCGGACGCCGCCGTCACCGGAAACGGTGAACGGAAAACCAATGGCTTCGATTTCATCGTAGGACGGTTCGCGCAGCTCCAGCACATGAAGCTTTTCGTTATGCGCCATAATCGGCTTTTTGAGCACAAGTTCTTTTATCACTGGTAAAATCCCTCCTCACCGTGGAACTCAAGATCCACGGTGCCCTCTTCCGGGTTATGGTTGGCTTCGCCGTGCAGCCAGGCGTTTGAGAGAACATACACCTGACCATTTGCCAGCTCTGATGTGATGGTCATAACATCAGAAGACGTAATTTTATCGACCGGGAAGTTTTTCGGCACTTTGGCGGTCACCTTCGTATACGGTGCCCGGCTGGTTTCCTTGTAGTCAACGGAACCATCCAGGCCAATCACGTCGTCACGAACTTTGGTGTTCATGGGGACTTCAATCCCTCCGGTTACCGACAGTTGCTGTCCATCGATTTTGAAATACGTTGTTCCCGCAATTTTTCCCATTATGCAGCCTCCTCGCTGTACTGCAGACGGAACTGGTTAAGCACTGCAAACACACGTAACTGATTGACATAATCAGGCGGAAACAGCACATCCAGGCGGTTCGAATCGTTCGCGTTACGCTCCACTATCAGATGTTGCTGGAACAGATCGAAGTTTTCCACGATGCCTTCCCGCTCCATCTGGCGATATGTTGATCCCAGCTCACCACGGATAACGGCAGGCGTGACAATGGCCTGACCAGACCCGAAACGCGTACCATCATTAGCAAGTTTATGGCGCCCGTATTTACTGGTAATAACAGATTTCAGACGGCGCAACACATAAGCACTGGTATGCAGCGTCTCGCTGTCAAGGTAGCTGTTATCCGCCACACCATACGCATTTTTCCTGTACGTCGTGATATCCCGCTGAATACGCAGCACGCCGCTTTCCACATACGCCGTTGCCACACCGTGGGAAAGTAACGTCTGCTGTTCAGTCGTCGTGAAACGTTTGCCTTTCGGTGCCGGCAGCATGTCCACCAGTTCCCCGGTCTGGGTCGGGCGCGCCGGATCGTTACGGATAAAAACCGCAGCACGGGCAGTACGGCTTGCAGCCAGTTCATCAGCAGGCGTCTGGGTGTCTTTCTCATAGCCCGCCAGGGTGATGTGCTGCAGGTTAAACTGGTCACCCGCGGCCACAAGCTCCGACAGAGTCCCCGTCTTCGCCGTATAAACGTGACCATACAACTGCCGGACATAACTCCAGCGACCGCTGGAATCATTCATTTCAGTTGCCATCGTGTTCACCGATGCCGTGTCGTTAAACGGAAGGCCGATATAATCGAACGGCTCATCTCCCATCGCTGCCACCGCGTCGTTAAGAGCTGGCGCACCAGCCCCCTTCACGCCGCTGGCAACCGTAATATTCACACCCGCCGGTAACACCTCCCCACCGCCAAAGCCGTAATAATTGAGAGTGACCGGAATTTCATTTCCATATAACCCCTTGTGGCGCGCAGTCAGTGTCACCCCCCCCGCTTCTGATGTTGCCGTAAAGGGAAGATCAGGGTTTGCATTGACCGCATCCTTAATGCTCACAGCCACCGCCGCAGCGTCATCACCGCTGGTCACGGGAGCCTGAACGCGGGTTCGGCCGGTATAGACATTCACCGTTCCGGTTTCCGTCGCTTCGCCAGTTACCGTCAAAGCGACGGTTGCTGCCGCGCCTGTGGATTCAGGTACGGCAATGACATACAGTTCGCCAAATGGATCGGTCTTACGGTACGCCCCGACCATACGGGCCAGCTGGCTTCCGGCACCGCAAATCTGACGGGCATAATCAACCGATGACACCAGAACAAGACTGTTGACGGCAATTGACGCATCATTGCTGGCGTGACCAATCAGCAGTGATGCCCCGCTGTCCCGGGCGGTATTTGCCGCCGAGTTATCCATCTCGGCATAAAACAGCGGAACCCGTGTATCTGACGGGATGGAATTAAAACTAATCGCCATTTGTTTTCACCTTTTTATTCGTGCGCCGGACATCACCAGCGGCCTCGCGGCGCAGCCAGTAGTTATTCTCATCAACATTTCGACCTCCTTCAGGTAAAAGGTCGCCACGGGCCGGATCGGGAACCGATCGCCCTTTTGCGGGTTTCACAAACATGGTTTATTCCTGAAATGTAATTTCGGTGTGGTGCTCGATGTCGCCATCTGGCCCGGTACCGGGTTCGATAAAATCAACATCAATACTGAGCGTTTTAAGATCGGGCAGGCCGTCCAGATCATCCTGCTGGCGGGTGTCTGTTTCGGTAATTTCATACTTCACCGTGAAGTCGAACTGGTAATACAGTTCGTGGCGGTTCAGATCGAGAAGCATCCCACCCGCATACTGAATTTCATGCGCCTGCGAATCTGGCTCCCACCCCAGCAGCGCCTTCCAGATTTCCTGCCTGACGTCGTGAACTGCGTCGTAAGAAGCCCACTGCCCTTTTTCATCCCGTTCGTTGCTGAGTACCACGATGACGGAAAAACCCTCCGTCAAATCCTGCCAGTAGTCGGTCTGCGATTTCTGCTCACCCGTGACGTCTTCGGCTGGCACAACATACGCGGCTGGTAGTCTGAGCTTTCCGGCCTCCGGTATCGCTTTAAACTGCGCTGCGCCACCCACACGGTTTTCAAACCGAGGGCAACGGCTGCGAAGTGCCGCAATAATCGGGGTTAATTTCATTTTTTCTTCCTTCGCTGAGGACGGAGTGATTTTCGCAATTCGCGGGAGAGCACATAACGTGTCCAGCTGCGGCGTTTATCCAGAACCTCAGTCATGTAGTTGTTACGTGGTTCCACACGCCAGCCGCTGCCGCCTGATGCGCCGCGATGATGGCCTTTCTTACGTTTCGCCCCACGGCGAACACCGTAGAACAGAAAGGCGGGGTAAAAGGCACCGTTGATATGCCGGTTGCCCTCGCCGTTTTTCTGGTTAGGCGCGATCTTCACCATGAGCCCCGGACGTTTTTTTGACGCACGGGGTACGTAGTAGCCGATAGAACGCGCCAGCTGGCCGGTGCGGTACGAGGGGTTTTCGCCTGGCTTCGAGCGGCCACGTTTCATGACCAGTCGCCGCGCATCACGCATGTGCACCTGACCAATTTTGACGAACGCCCGTCGCATTCTCGCCCGGTTAAACACCAGTTCTTCCGGCTGTACGAAATCAACGTGTAAATATGCTTTCTGCGGCATAGTCACTCCCGTTATCGGTACCCAGCGCTTCGCACTCGATCAACAGAAAGCGGCGTTTACTGTTCAGATCACGGACCCGTTTAACCCGATAAGAAATATCGTCGTGGAGCACTTCATGATCGGCGGTGATACCGCGGCGAAAACGGATGGTGAAATAGTGCGTCACCCTGTTTTCTATCTGCACAGACCCCTGATAAGCTGCCGCACCGGGTTGCGCTTTTTTGGCCCACGTCCGGATCTGCTCCGGGTACGTCGGCGTTACGCCAAAGTCATCAGCCGGAACATCGACACGCCGCCGGATAACAATGCGCTGGTCAAGTTCGCCCGGGTCGGGCAAAAGGTATGTGGCGCTGGTCTGCGCCTGACGAATTTTCATTGTGGAAAGTACCTGTATGGACCGACAAGCCAGCCAAAGCTCTGTGGCATGTCGAGTTTTTCCACTTCCGTGACGGAAGATCGGTTTTCGTAGAAATGACTGATAAGCATCAACATCCCCAGACGGATATCATCCTGCAGGAGCAGTCCGTCAGGATCGCTGTCCGGAATGGTTTCATCCGGCGCATAGAGCTTCCGGTTCAGATACGTCTCCGTCCGCTTTTGTACCGCTCTGGCCAGCAGTTGCAGGTAACGCTCATCGGCTTCAAAATCCTCATCCAGCCGGAGTTGAGCTTTAATTTCTTCCACGCTCAGAAGCATACTCAGCCCTCTTGACTGGTCGTGGATTTTTTCTCTTTCACCGCTTTATTGCTTTTTGCACTGGTTTCGCACTCTGCTAACCCGGTCTGAAGCGCAATCTCCTGCACCCGGGCCGGGAGTATCCTGTCGTCGTGTTCACCGGCACGAATGATTTCAACACGCAGACCGTCTGGCGACCATTTGAGATCTTGTTTCAGGATCATGATTCCCTCACCTGTCAGAACAGGGGCGCCGTTCAGCGCCCCACCAGTGATTACGCCGCAGCGATTTTCAGCAGCTTGATAGCCTGTGAATCGACCAGCATACCCCCGGTGCGCTTGGTGGTATAAAAACCGACAAACGGTTTGTTGGTGTACGGGTCGCGCAGGATGCGGGTGCCGATACGGTCAACGATGGTGTAACCCCGTTTGAAGTTACCAAACGCAATGGCTTTCGCATCGGCGGCGATATCCGGCATCTGTTCGTTTTCAGCGATACCGTAACCCGCCAGTGAGGATGGCTGTCCCAGTTCCAGCCCCGGACGCCACAGATAGTTACCCTCGGTATCTTTCAGCAGACGGATGGCAAACAGGCTGTTGTTGTTCATCATGAACTTCGCGCCGGTACGATGCGCCTTACGCAGCGTGTAAATCAGCTTAATGATGGCATCAGCGGTCACCGCGGTCGCTTCACCGGATACGATGTGCTGAAGTTTACCGAACGCACGAGCCTTATCGGACTCTTCGGTGGATTCATAGGCCAGGAACCCTTTCGGCTTCTTGGTGCCGTCACCAGTGGTAAAGGCAATTTCCTCCTGTTCGGCAAATTCGGTCGCCAGTTCACTGTTGATCCAGGCTTCCACGTTGAAGAAGGCATCATCCAGCATTTTCTGGGTGGCCTGCGGGTTGCCGTAGATTTCCCCCATGAAAGGCTCAATCAGTCCCAGCCTGGAAGTAGCGGTCTGGGAACGCGTGTCAGTTTCGCCGACCCATCCGGAAGCCGTACCACCCAGATTCACCAGTTTTTTATAGTCGGAACCGCCCACGGTGATCACCGTGGCCTCCTGGCGCATCACCACCTCATCTTTCAGCAGGCTGAGAATGCTGCGATCCAGCTCTTCCGGCACGGCATAACCACCATCTTCATCAGTGCCCACCTGCAACGCCTTACGCTCCAGATCGCGCAGACCGTCTTCGCGGCCTTTACGCAGAAAGCCGACGAAAGCGTCTTTATGTTCTGCAGCCACCTTGTTTTGCGCTCCACGTGCCGGACGTTTCAGCTCAAGCAGCTCTTTTTCAAGGTCGCTTTTGAGATTTTCCAGCTCGCTGAGTTTCCCGTTCAGGGTTTCCACCTGCCCGGCAAGCTTGCCCTTTTCCTGCTCAATCGCCTCAACGCGCTTGTCGTTCTTTGCTTTGAAGTCGTCAAACTTCTGTTGCAGTTCCTGCGCGACCTGTTCCACATCTTTAATATCAACCGCCATCGTATTTCTCCTGATTAGAAGTTCAGATTTTTCAGTACATTCAGTGCAGAGCCCACATCCTCAGCGTCGCGCAGGGACAGTGCGCCATAGCCCCCGGCCATGAATGCTTTGGCCTGGGTACGGGAGAGTCCGACATCACGCAGGACTCTTTCGATTTTTTTCTGTTCGGGGATTTCCCCGCGGGCCAGCGCGTTCTTGACGTCGCTGATCCGTGCCTCATCGTTTGACGGGAACGTCACCAGACTGACTTCCCAGAGGTCGATTTCTTTCAGCAGAAAGGCTTCTTTGCTCCGGTCGTATTCCTAGTCTTTCAGTACGTACCCAATAGAAAGGCCGGTTAACGAACCGGCCTTCATGTGTGCATGTGCACGTTTTGCCAGGGGATCATCATCAATGAGCAATCGCCCCTTAACGTAAAGCCCGACATCGTCTTCCTTCATTTCGGTGTAAACACCGATGGGCTCATCCATGCGGTGCTGCCAGAGCAGCGCAGGTAACGCTTTTCTGTCACTCCACTCCCGCAGGGAAGCAGCAAATGCCCCGGACATCACCACATCATCGTGGCTGTCCTTTACACCAAAGACGGAGCCATACCCTTCAAACTCACCGGAGTCACTTACAGATTTAAGACTCAGCGGTACATCAAGACGTTGTTTCGTCTGCATTGGCGTTATCCTTCTGCTTACCGGCTTTACTGCCATCGGAGGGTTTCGTGGTCATGTTCATCGGTGTGAGATAGACATCACCACCGGGACGCGGATTCATATCTTCCAGGTCGCGGCAGTCATTGGGAGAGTAAATCCCCCAGTTGATCCCGGTGGCATAGGCTTCAAAACGGGACTTCATATCCCCACGCAGTAACGCCCCCGCGTTAAATTTGGCGTAAAAAACGCCCTGCTTACTTTTTCGTACCAGTCCGGTGTTGATCCGCTGTTCGATGCGGGTCAGATACGGCACCAGTGAATAGTTGATAAATCCCAGCCCCAGCTCTTCAATATTGTTGAAGGTGGCGCGATCGGTGTTCTGCACCATGTGCAATGGCACCCGGAACAGACGACAGATTTCTTCAAGCTGAAACTTGCGGGTTTCCAGGAACTGGCTGTCCTCGGCGTTCAGCGCCATCGACTTCCAGTCCAGCCCCATCTCAAGGATCATCGGGCGGTGAGCATTACCAAGCCCGGTGTGACGCTCCTCAAAATCTTTCTTCAGGCGCTCATAAGCCTGATCCGACAGCGTCTGCTCTGTACGCAACACACCCGACGTCACCGCGCCATTGCTGAACAGTCTGGCCCCGTGCTCTTCGGTCGCTGCCGCCAGCGATATTGCCTCGCGGGCATAGGCGATGGGATTCAGCCCCACCAGTCCGTCCAGCGTCAGCGTGCGCACATGCCAGATATCCTCCTGGCTCAGTACATCCGTGGAGCCATCCGGGAATGTGACCTGATAGACCGGCTCCCAGCTACTGTTAAGCTTCGGCACCACGCAACCGGGATCGACGGGCAGCAGTTCAGCCACTTCGCCAAATGCTTTCACTTTGTAGGCATAAAAGTTGCCCCGCAGGCACAGACAGGTGACCACCAGCTCCCAGAACTCCTGCGGCGTCATATAGCTATTGGGATGCGTGGAGATCAGCTTATGCAGACGTTCGCCAGTGGCTCTCTGTTTCAGGCTGCCGTTCAGGTGATACAGGTTGCAGGGCAACATCCCGACCGACTCTGCCAGCACTCTGACGCAGGAAAAAACCGCCGTCAGTCGCATGGCCCGCTGACTGCTGATCTGCTTTCCGGTATAGGTGTCGTATGACAGCCCGATAGCATCCGCCAGCTCTGCTGGCGTGGTCACCGGCGCGTCACTTTTTCGTTGAAATAATCCCGAAAAGAACACTATTTACCTCCGCCGACAGACTGCTGTGTACGGTCGAGATATCGCGCCACCAGCCACGACCAGAACATGCACAGCGCCCCGGCAACAACAAAACCCGCCGGGGGATAAATCAGCCAGGCACCATACGCCAGCAAAAGCGCACCCAGCACGCCCACCAGAGGCGCGAGAATCAGCATGATCATAATTACCTCAGTTAAAGCGAGCGGATCCCGTAGGACTCAATGTGGTCAGACAGCGTGTCTTCTTTCTCGTACAGCATGGCTCTGCCAACCGCCATAATCAGTGCAACTGCACCATCGATTTTATTTTCCGCCTGCTCCTTAATAGGCTTCACCACGTCATCGTTACCCGGAATGGTTTTGCCGACCACGTTGCCGATACACCAGGTCATGATGGGATTGCCGTCATGATGAAAGCGACCCGATTCAATCGCCGCTTCCAGTTCTTTCATCGGATCGGACATGTTGGTGTAATTCTGGATGATAGTGACGGGATTCAGGTTTTCATCAGCTAGATCATGTGAAAGCCCGGTGGCACCAAATGGATCAATGGGGGATTCGCTGACCGGGTTCAGTTTGTTCGCAGCTTTGGCCTCTTCAAGGATGTAGCGGTAATCCACCTCCGCACCATCAGTTACTGTCAAAAAGCCCATTTCAACCCATTTCTGAAAACGTTCCGCAGTACGGCGATCCTCATTTTTCTCAACACTGTAGACCGTGTCATACGGCACCCAGAAACGTGGCGCCACGCTGTAAAAATGCGTTTTCCCGTCTATTTCACGGGTAAATAACCTCGCCATGCTGTTCATGTCCAGCTTACGAGCCAGATCGAACGCCAGTACGCAGGGTTGACCCTCAAACAGTTCCAGCGTCAGCGTCTTATCCTCACAGTTTTGCCAGGAAACCAGATTAAAGAATGCTGTGCGGGCGGCAACCCATACATTGAGATGCTTCGTTTTGAACACACCCGCATGGCGGGCATTGTTAATAGCACGCTGTTGCTGACTGAGAAGGAAGTCACGGTATACTGACACCCCAATGTTCGGGTTTGCTTTCTCCAGCACTTTTGGATCTGTCCAGTCATCCCCTTCATCAACCGTGTAAATCACGCCAAAAAGTTCGTTGTTCGGCACCGATCCGTTCAGCATCTCAATCACTTCGCGTCGCTTGTCGTAACACGGCCCCTCGATGTTGTAGCCCGCCGTGGTTATTGCCCACATCAGCGGCTGTCGGCGCGCGCCCATACCTGTAAGCATTGTTGTGTAGAGCGCATCCGTAGGGTGTTCGTGGTATTCGTCAACTATTGCGCAGTGCGGTGATGCCCCGTCCCCGGGGTTGCCGATCAACGGCTCGAAGCGGGCACCATCCTCCGGACGGTTCAGGTTTGAGGCATTCACCTCTATACCGAATGCCTCCACCAGTAGTGGTGTGCGCTTACACATCAGACGCGCGGGACGAAATACCTCCCACGCCTGTTTTTCAGTCGTGGCGCCGGAGTATACTTCCGCACCGAATTCGTTATCACAGGTGAAACAGTAGAGAGCTACACCAGCTGAAATAGCCGATTTCCCGTTCTTACGTGGTATCTCTGTGTAGACCTCACGAAAACGACGAAGCTTTGTTCCCTTCTGTACCCAGCCAAAGGCACAGCACACGATGAAAAGTTGCCACGGTTCCAGGGTAATCGGCATACGTTTGAACGCCCATTCACCTTTTGTATGTGGAAGTAACTGAATAAACTTTGCAGCTTTCTCAGCCATGTCTTTATCAAAGCGGTACCGAAACCTTTTACTCTTCTCCGCCGCCATATCATCAATGTGACGCTGGCAGGCCTGAATGACATACTGACATGCCGTGATTTTTCCCCGCACAACGTTGCGGGCATACTGATTAGCGGCGTTAACGTTGGGATATGATTTCCGGCTCATGAGTTGATCATCTTCAGGAATGGGTTAGATGTTTTCTTCTGTCCGGCCAGACCAATAAGGCGCTGTCGACTACTGGGGTCAAGGCCCAGCATAGAACCAGTAGAACTCATCTCCGATTCCTGTTCTTTCTTGGCAGTAAGTTCAGGGTTCTTTATTTTCCCCCCCATAGCGCCAGTTATGGTGTTACCTTCTTTTGCGATATTTTTTACTGCTCTCCGCCAGAACTCGTAGGCGACACACCAGCGCTCCAGTACAGCCAAATCCGTAACACACAGCAGTCCCTGACCACACAATTCTTTGGTGGTCAGTTCCCACATAACTGATGCCAGAGGCATATCTTCTTCGTTAAACCAGTCCGGAGGAGAAACCCCATTTATTGGTGTGAATACTGGTTCTTCTTTATTCAGGGCTCGCTTTCCGGGGTTCCCGGCCAGCTCCTTGCGCGCCGTAGGCTTGGGGCGACGCCCGGAACGCCCCGCCGTTCCAGCCATATGCGGCACTCCTGGTTAAATTTCATTTTTCGCGGGTATAAAAATTCGAGGGGGCGGGCAGTCCGGAAGACGTCAGGTCACAGGGATTTGACCCGCCCCTCCCTCACAGACAGTTGAGAATTATTATCACTTTAACCGTTCACGGGCCGTCTTCGCCTTATGGCAGGGCCAGCACAGACTCTGCAGATTACTGTCGGCATCAGTGCCGCCATGCGCTTTAGGGATGATGTGGTCAACGGTTTTCGCCTCACGCACCACACCGGCACGCAGGCACAACTGGCACAGGCCTTTGTCACGCTTCAGCACACGCGCGCGGATAACGTCCCACTTCGAACCATAACCGCGCTGGTATCGGGACTGGCCTGGCTTGTATTGCTTCCAGCCTTCGCTTTTGTGGCTTTCGCAATAGCCTGACGGGTCAGTCGTGGTATGGCGGCAGCCGCGAACGCGACAGGCTTTTGGGGTTCGTGGAGGCATCTATTATCCCTGTAGTTTTCGTTAAATATCTAACCATAACTGCAATCAGAAACCGCTTTAACACGGTTTGTTAAATAGACTTTTCAATCCAATGAATAAACGGCAAGTAAATACCAATCGTTCATTTTCATTTGAATACAAACTGTTCTGAAAGAATATTATGACAAATATATTTCGCCTGAATACTATTATCTCTCATTCTAATATATTCTTTGTGGGCAACAGATAAAGAACGACAACCGCTGTTTACACGTGGGTATTTTTCCAACATATGTTCGCATATCAAAAAAGCATTATTAACAGCATTTAATTTATGATTTAACTCTCGTAGCTCGGCCCTTTTTTCAATACGAACATTACGACTAAGAGATAAAGGTAGTTGTGATAATGCATTTGAATAATCAGCCACTGCCATTTTCAGAGCCATTTTGGCCTTCAGAGCCTCCTGTCGCCGCCAAACATTCATTGCCCAAAAACCTAATGTAACAGTTACAATTGAACCTAAAGCCGATACAGCTGACCACACAGTTCCCCAAGGCCAGTTAAGTAATGTATGCCACATAATAACCTCCACTGAATGAAAAGGTTAGTTTATCGTAAGTGAACATCACTGGCACTATCTAAAGATTAGCTGCTCTACTAGTTGTACTCTCGATAATCTACACAAAATGATACGTAATAAACCTGTTCATGACTAGCTCTACTAGACACATGTTTAATCATCGACAAACGATTTGTATAAACTTCCACTTTCATATTGGTCCAAAAGGTTGGCCTAATAGTTAATCACGATGCATATTTTATGTAAGCTGCTACATTACGCTATAAAAACGCTAGCATCTGAACTTAAACCCATAGGTTTTATAAAATTACCATAATACACAGCTTTATTATGAGCATTCGCAACGATAATGAAAAATATAACTCGAGCTATTTGTCTTTCGAATGCAAAATAGCGCGCCGTGATTCAATATTTCTGATTCCAGTTTTATCAAAATTACATTGTCCCAAGGCTGACAATAGAGCAACATTCAACTCCAGACTGGTACCATACGTCAGCGGATTGGGTATAAACGGTACTGGAGTATCAGAAGTCAGGCTGGCTGGCAGCGGTGCCACCGGATCGCTCACGTAAACCGTCCGCGTACTTCCGCAACCGGTCAGCAGCGGCAGCAGGCACAGGACGTGAAGCACAATCATCATCCGCAACAGCCACTTTGATATCTTCCTGGGTTCTCTGTGACTCCAGTGCGATCTGCTGTTTTGCATGCTGGTTAGCCTCTATAACTGTATTGATGATTTGCAGTGATTGCAGAACGTTACGGGTAATGGCAGTTGCTGATTCAGCATTTCGTACAGCCTCATCAGCACGCTCCTTTTCGTGCTGATATTTGCTGTAGTAATGCCCGGTAGACCAGATGAAGGAACCAATGACGGTAACAAAGAAGGCAACAATAACCAGCTTATATCTCAGCTTCATTTACTTCCCCACCAGCCTCTTTAAATCGGGCAATCAGGTCGCCGATTTTATGTTCATACTGACCGTAACCTGCACCAGGTAACGACGCCCAGATATTGCTGCAACGGTCGATTGCCTGACGAATATTGCCGCAGTCAATCATCGGTAAAGCGCCACGCTCTTTAATCTGCTGCAGAGCTACAGCGTCCTGGCTTTCTGGAGAAAAATCTTTCAGGCCAAGCTGTTTACGGTAAGCATCCCACCAGCGTGAAAGAAGCTGGTAACGTCCGGCGGCTGTTGATTTGAGTTTGGGCTTTAGCGTGACAAGTTTGCGAGGGTGATCGGAGTAATCAGTGAACAGTTCGCCACCAACAATAACATCATAACCGTGGTTACGTGTCGGTTGTCGCCCGTTATCCGTTCCTTCTGACCATGCCACCATATCAAGGAAAGCTTTACGCTGGGAATTTAGTGCCTGCATAAATTACTCCTTCGAGCTACCAAATTTGTTACCGATTACTCGCATTGCAGCCCCACGAATAGCATCGACCCCGATCAGCCCAACGCCGCCACCAATGGCAACAGAAAGAGATTTAGGCCATCCGACATACTCAAGAGCGGATGCAAAAGTCAGAGTCAGAGTCAGAGCGCCACAGAGCAAAATCTCGAGCGTTTTTCGCTTCCAGCCACCACCACCGCCAAAATAGGCAATGCGCAAGCCAGCCATAACGATCGACATAATTACTGCGCCCAGCGGTGTGTCTCCACGCCACCAGCTCTGTAACAATTCAAGTAAGTCAGACCAGGAATGAGGATCGTTATGCATTTTCATAATTCCCACCTCCGGTTATCGGAAGTGCAACGAGTGAAGGGGAAGAAGCTGGTTATAGCGCTGAGTCGCAAAAGATGCGTAGTGCACAAAAAAGGCCGCCCACAGGCAGCCTCTTTTTATAATTCATTGAGTTAACAACATTTAAATGCTGGTGGTATAAAAGGTTTTTCACCAGAACGGCAAGCCGGACACCATGACTGAACGATATGTCTGCCGTCTCCCATATCCCTATAACCAAAGTCTATTGTTTTATAAAAAACGTGCACTCCGGCATCAGCAGAACATTTTGGGCAAGATTTATATTCAACGCCATCTTGTTCAACTTCTCGTGAATGACTTAATGACTGCTCACAAACAGAACAACGCTCCACCATATATGCTCTCCTGTTTTTGATAGAGATTTATGGGTAGCAATTCCATTCAAAAGAAACATTGAAGGGTGTCACTTTTTCAAAATGAGCGTAGCTGGCTGCCAGTTTTTTGTACAACACACTTTAAGGAAGGAGAGCCTTAAAAACACAATTGACATCAATAAAAAACCGCTCGGTGGCGGGTTCTTGAAGATTATCAACGGTAGACACACAAAGCCCATCGTTAGGGGAATCCTAACCATATTTTTTGAAAAGTGCAAGTATCATGTCGCCATCTTCGGCGAAAATCATTTATCTCGTGACTTTTCTTAATTGCGCCTCAGCATATGCTTCTTCCTGCCAGCACTTTGTCACCAGTTTATCAATGACATCTGCATATCCTTTGTACCACTGATAATCAGTCAGGTCTGGTACCAGCTTCTGGACATGATGCCGCGCCAGTGTGGTTGGTAAACGGCTAAACCGGTTTCCATTGCAACGCCCACAAATCTTATAAACAGGCGCGCCATGAAGCCGAGTTCTTTTTTCATCCAAGACAATACCTTTACCCTTACACCCTCTGCACACCGTGCTGACTTCTCCCTTACCATGACAATGCTGACATAGTTCCTTCTCCCACTCCTCTTTGATGACGGGTTCACCATTTCTGGAGTGTTTCACCACTTCACGTAATACATGATGAAATCCCGTACCAGCACAATGCTCACAGCGAGCCTTGCTTGCAGCA